GGTGTGATGCCATTGATCTTTTGCAATAGGCCATTTTCATTATCATTATACATACATTTCGAGGATAATATTCGCAAATATTCACATATTCGCACAATTCAGACACATTCGGCACATCTGAACACTTAACGACACGAACACAATATCTCGAGGACACAAAAGAACATAATCGTTAAATAAATTATATCGTGCAATTGTCATTTATTCGCGCCGCGCGGACTGATCATCAGACCATCAGAACATCAGACCATCAGAACATCGGACCATCAGAACATCGGACCATGTGACCATATGTCGGCTGGCTCGCGCGAATTAAAAACTAAAACTTTTTTACCCCTACCCCCGGTGGGTCGAAGGCGGGCAGACCCAAACGGCGTACGCTTGCTCGCACAAAAATAATAATTCCCTACCTTCACACCGTATTACCATAAAATCTTAAAACCATACACCAGTACCACCACCAAACCATAAAATCTTCAAACCATCGACCCCCACCCACATAAGCCCATAAGAACATAAAAACACTCACCCCGACAAAATATAAACACTTTACATAAAAAAATAAAAAACATATAATTCGTCAATATGAAAGGAGATTCTATGAACTCTAATAATAATTTTTTAGTCAAAGTGCAATTCACTGTAGTGGTCAATACCCCAAACCATACCGAAGAAAAGAAAAACTTTACCAAGACATTCGAACTCGCTAGAAAAGCTGCCAAGATGCCATGGTTCGCGTTAAGGAACTATATCCTACCGACGTATCTAAACAAAGAACTTGGCCAAGAAGGCATCGGTTGGGCAAGACTTTATGAGTTTAAGATAATCGAGATGCTTAACACCCTAGATCCTGCGGACATATCAGACATCCCTCTAAGGGTCATGACACGAGACCAATTAAAACTTTACGTTTCTGAGTGGGAACTAGGTGTAGATGTCGAAGAGTTCTCATTAGTCGAAGAAGCGCGGATGATGGTGGCTTTGAAGAAAGAAGACCCGAAGGGATACGAGGCGCAACTGATGGAAAGACGCGCGAAACGGTCAACTGAAGTACCTGGAGTAGAAGAATTAAGACGTCAAAAAGACATACCGTTAGTAGATAAGTCGGATGCTTTCGAAGAACTTAAGAAAAAACAGACCGAAACTGTACAAAAAGTAGAAAAAATCGAAGAAGAGAAGAAAAAAGTACAAAGAGGGCGTAAACCGAAGGCAGTACAACCTATCGTCCAAGAGGAAATCGAAGAAACAGCGTCAACCAATCCATTCGATTCGATTTAAGGTGTACTTTGGACGTACCCGAAGACCCATTTGACATAACTCCAGTCCAGAATAAGATAACCTCGAAGGTCTACCAAAAAGTAGACAATCGGGGGCATCTAGTTGTGTATAAAGAAGAAAATGGGTTGCCTGTAAAACTTCAAGATCTTGGGTCTGTCAAGAAACGATTCGAGAATAGTATCCTAAAAACCATAGAAAAACCAATAAGAGACATAAGACAAGCCCATTTGAACATTGAAGACCTTACTGTGGCAGAAGCGGCGGCGTATACGTTAGCGTTAGCGGTATCGGAAGGGAACCTACATGCGGTCAGTGAATTACTCGATAGGGTGTTAGGACGGCCAAAACAGGTCTCAGAATCAACGAACGTGAATTTAACGATAGATGACCTACTCTTACGAGCGTCAGGCGTTAAAACGGCGAATACGGTCGAATTAGAGGCCATTGATGCGATAGTGGAGGACGTTATACCCGATGGTGACTGAGGAACAATTACAACGACTCCGTAACGATTTGCCTTGGTTTTGTGCGAATTTCATAAAAATCAGGCCTAAAAGTGGGGGTACGGTGGACCCGTTTGTTTTTAATAAAGCGCAAATGACACTCCATAACTTTATCGAGAACATTCGAAAAGAGAAACAACCAGTAAGAGTCTGTGTAGCGAAAGGGAGACAACAGGGCTGCTCTACATACGTGTGTGCGAGATATCTTCATAGGGCGATAATGTATCCCGGTACCCCGGTATTTATATTGGCCCACATATCGGATTCGACAGATTATTTATTCAAGATGGTCAAGAGGATGTTTTATAACCTTCCGCCCCAGTTACAGCCAAAAGTAGGTACTTCAAATCGAAAAGAGTTAAAGTTTAGTGCGTTGGACTCAGAGTATGCGTTAGGTACCGCTGGATCGGAACTTATAGGACGAGGAACGACCCCTCTACTTCTCCATATGTCGGAGGCAGCGTACTACCAAAACACGGAAGAAATATCGACCGGGTTGATGCAGGGCATACCAACTACCCCCGAATCTGAGATAATCGTCGAATCGACCTCGAATGGGGTGGGTAATATGTTTTATAATCTCTGTATGAAAGGGATAGACCCTAACTCGTTCTCACGTTATAAGACCATATTTTTACCTTGGTATTGGCAGGACGAGTACCGTCAAAAAGTTTCACGTGAAATAAAGACTAGCGACGAAGAAGACGAACTAATGGAGTTATACGGTCTCGATCTAGAACAAATACTCTGGAGACGGGTAAAGATAAACGACGAATTCGAAGGCGATATATGGCGATTTAAACGTGAATACCCGATGAACTTGTCGGAAAGTTTTATTACGAGTGGTTCGACATTACTTAAAAACGAAGTCGTTCAAAGAGCGCGAAAAACGGAGATACCGAGACAAACTTTGTCTGCCAGAGTTCTGGGGGTCGATGGTGCAGATTCGGGCGATAGGACTGTTCTTGTCTTAAGAGAAGGGAAAAAGATCCTATGGTATCGGGTCTACACGGATATGAAACCCATGAGACTGGCAGGCATCATCGCAAAGGATATAGATACGTGGCAATTAGATATGGTTTTTTTAGACGTAGCGTACGGTTATGGGTGCAGAGACAGATTAAAAGAGCTAGGCTATGGGGGGAGGACACAGACCGTCCACTTCGGAGAAAAACCCCTAGAGCCAGAACTTTATCGAAATAAACGGGCGCAGATGTATGGGTTCATGAAAGAATGGTTTGACGAGGGCGGATGCGACATACCAGACGAAGATGACTTCGTAAAGGAATTATGTATGATCCCCGGGTTTAAGGTCAGCGGAAGTCGGGGGCTATTAGCCCTTCCATCAAAAGATGATATCAAAAAAGAAAATGATGGGAAAAGCCCAGACATTGCCGATGCGTTGGCTCTTACGTTCGCTTCTCCTGTCTTAGCCAGAGGATTAAGGACCCCTCAGGTCGCAAACGTAGATGAGGTCAGACTTAACAGTCCTTTGAAATCTAGACGGTTGATGCAAAGAAATATAAAAAACGAGAGACAACCCAGCGAATTTTATGTAAACTAATACAACGACCTCTGTGTCGTTAGAAGGGAAGGGTTTATTATGGGTGCGGATACATGGTTAAGTATTATGACATTGGGTCTATCGAATGCGTTCGGTTGGTCAGTTGAGGATAAGAACAAAGATTCTATGCCGGAAGAGCAACCTCTAGACACAGGCGCTATCGGGGCTGATGAGGCGAAAGATATTGCAAGAAAAAAATTATTTAGAGAAGGGACAGTCTTCACATCCCCTTCTGGATTAGGCGGTACAGGTAGTTCAGCGGGTTCGAGATTAAAATAATGGAATTACTAGATCCTTCCCGGACGTTACTCCAGAATCTAATCGACGAACGTACAAATTTTATTACCGCGAAGACTAATTTTACCCAGCAATTCAGAGAATTATCCCAATACTTTTTTCAAGTAAGACTAGAAGAGTCTCAATACAACGACCATCTCTTACAGGGACAGGCGTTAAATGACGGTAGTATCAATGATAACATAGGGGCTAGAGCGGCCAAAGGTATGGCGAGTGCGGTTCTTGGCGCTACTTGGAAAAACGAGTCAGGTACTTTTCGAATAGTCCCCTCAAAACGAATCAAAATAACTCCGGCAGTCAAAGAATATTTCGGCAGACTCAATTCTGATCTGACTCATTTCATGGAACGTAAAAAGGGCAGACTAGAAGAATCTTTAATGACCGCGGTCCTAGAACTTATTATCTTTGGGACGACCGGGGTAGTCACACAACAAGGTGATTACAACACACCACTTAGGTATCACCAGAAGTCTGTACTAAATTTCTGTCTTGGATATGATGGTAATGGGGATGTCAATACGATTTTTATAGACTATTCTTTTTCTGCGCAGGAACTTTACTCCTTATATGGCGCTCGCGCGGGGTCTTCTGTCATGCAGGCGTATAATTCTAAAGACATGATGAAGCGGTTCACAGTGACTGAGGCGATCAAGCCAAGGCGTTCGGCTAAAGCTCTTATCGGAAAATTAGCTATGCCTTTTGCTACTTATGCGTTCATGCCTTATGAAAATATTTTTCTGGAAGAAGGTGGGTACGAGTCCCTTCCTATGGCAATCGCGTTTTGCACCAAGCTGGAATGGGAAGCATACGGGCGTTCATTCGGAATGGACGCGTTACCTACTGTCAGACAGTCGAATCAAGCCGCCGAAATCCTTGCTGTTGGAGGCGAAGCTACTGCCCTACCCCCATTAGGTATGTATGACAACGGCTCCCTAGCAGGAAAAGCGGTGGATCTCACCGCGGCGGCCTTGAACGTATTTAATGTCGCAGGCACAGTTCCATCAGATAAACCTATTTTCCCACTTTATAACGTAGGCGACTTGCGCGTTATGTTTGAATGGTGGAAGGTATTACACGAAAACGTCGCGTCTTACTTCTCACTAGACAGACTATTTGGTTTGGACAATACACAGAGGAAGACGTTGGGTGAAGCTAATCTTTGGGACAGTATCCGCAAGGACTCTTTGTCTGGGATTTTTACTATTGTCATGCGTTTCTATGAACAAATAATCGAAAGGTCTGTCCTAATACTAGATAAGATGGGGCTAG